CTACAGACCGTAATACACTTAGAGATCGTTTTAATAGAATTAGAACATCTTCATATAATCAATATAGCAGAGACTTTACATTAAGTTATCAAGCTGCTCGTATTGAATTATTCCGTGATTATGATACAATGGACATGGACCCAATTATTAGTTCTGCATTGGATATTTACGCAGATGAAAGTGTAACTAAAAATGAATTGGGTGAAATTCTTATAATTCATTCAAGTAATGATAACATTAAACAAATTCTTTATAATTTGTTCTATGATATTCTTAATATTGAATTTAATATGTGGAGTTGGACTAGAAATCTTGTAAAGTACGGCGATTTCTATTTGAAAATGTATATTAGTCCAGAATATGGTGTATACATGGTAGAACCTATTAGTGCATACAATGTTACCCGTGTAGAAAATAGTGATTTAACAAACAAAAACTATGTTAAATTCCAAATCAATTTACCAGAAGGTGGCAGATTAGAAGAATTGGAAAACTATCAAGTTGCACATTTTAGAATGTTGAGTGATAGTAATTTTATTCCTTATGGTAAGAGCATCATTGAAGGTGGTAGAAGAGTTTGGAAACAATTATCATTGATGGAAGATGCAATGTTAATTCATCGTGTAATGCGTGCTCCCGAAAAGAGAATTTTTAAAGTTGACGTTGGTAATATTCCGCCTTCTGAAGTGGATCAATATATGCAAAGATTGATGGACAAGATGAAAAAAGTCCCATATATTGATGAAAAAACTGGTGATTATAATCTTCGTTTTAATCTACAGAACATGGTAGAAGACTTTTATTTGCCAGTTCGTGGTAGTGATAGTGGTACTAGTATTGAACCATTGAGTGGTATGGAATTCAATGGTATTGATGATATTGAATATCTTCGTAACAAGATGTTAGCTGCATTAAAGATTCCAAAGGCATTTTTGGGTTATGAAGAAGATTTGAGTGGTAAAGCAACACTTGCAAGTGAAGATGTAAGATTTGCTAAAACAGTAAACAGAGTACAAAGAATTTTGATTAGTGAATTGAACAAAATTGCAATGGTACATTTGTATGCGCAAGGATATAAAGATGCATCATTAGTTGATTTTACATTAGAATTAACAAATCCTTCAGTAATTTTTGAAAAAGAAAAGATTGCTATTTGGCAAGATAAAGTCAATCTTTCCAAAGACATGATGGAAACCAAATTATTTAGTAAGAAGTGGATATATGAAAATGTATTTAAGATTTCTGAAGAAGATGTTGATATTCAAAAGAATGACTTGGTAGAAGATGCAAAACAATCTTATAGATTTAAACAAATTGAAGATGAAGGTATTGATCCAGCCAAACCATTCAATAAAATCAAACCAGAAGAAGGTGGATCTAGTGGTGGAGGCGAACCTGAATCAGGTGGAGGCGAACCAGGAGCAGAAACTGGTGGAGGTGAAGGTGGTGCTGCACCAGAAGGTGGAAGTGAACCAGGTGGAGCAGAGGCCGGTGGCAGTGAAACTCCTGCATTAACTGAAAAATCTCTTAGAACATACAAAAGACCTTCACAAAAAGGATCACATAAAAAGAGAAAAGATATTACCTTTGGATATGATCCATTAGGAAGCAAAGAAAATGTATCACAGTCACAAACAGATCCAATTAGACAAGGTTCAAAAACCAAATCTCCATTGAGTTTAGAGGGTTTAAATGACTTCTTAAAAACTACTTCTCAAATCAAAAGTGAACTTTTAAATGAAACAAAAAGTCTATCAATGTTAGACGAAAAAAATATTATTGAATAATCCATGTAAATAGTATATTAAAAATGATTTTTACTATAAATTTACTATATTTATAAAATAACGAAGATTAAATTATATGCACAAAGCTAAGCATTCAAAGTTTAGAAACACAGGAATATTGTTTGAATTGCTCACTCGACAAGTGACATCAGATATTTTGTCTGGAAAAGACGAATCTTTTGCCAAGAATATTCTATTCAAATACTTTTCTGAAAATAAAGAATTAGGCAAAGAGTTACAATTGTATAACTTTTTAGTCAACGAAGTTGCAAAAGACGAAACGCAAGCTGAAAAGTATATTGAAATAGTATTAAAACAAAGAGACAAATTAAATCAAAAGTCATTAACATCTGAAAAATATAATTTAATCAAAGAAATCAAAGATGTTTATCCAATTAATGATTTATTTAAGTCAAGTATAAAAAATTATAAAGTCTTAGCTTCAATATATAAAATTTTTGAAAATCATAGTGATAAAAACTCAAAGTTTGATGTAAAAGAAATTGTTACATCCAGAACTTGTATTGTTGAAAATTTATGTGGCATTAAAAAAGTTACTAAAGAAACTGAAGACGAAATGATTAATGTTTATAAACAACAAAATGAAGAAGTTCGTCTTTTGAGTTATAAGATATTGGTAGAATCTTTAAATGAAAAGTATAAAGATTTAGATTCAAATCAAAAGAATTTATTGAAAGAATATATCAATAGTATAAGCAATACAAATTCATTGAAAACATTAATTGACAATGAAGTTTCTAATGTTAAGAAACAATTGACTGAATTAACCAATAAAATTTCAGATGATGTCATTAAGATCAAGATTAATGAAACTGTAAAACAACTTGATAATGTTAAAAAATTTAATCTCGTTAAAGACAATCAAGTAATGGTTCTATTGTTATCATATGAATTGATAAAAGAAATCAAGAATCAACTTTAATATGAACGAAACAAAAGAAATTATTAAGTCAGATGAATCTTTGAAACAAAAAATCAAAGAATTAATTAAACAAGTAATGGATGAAATCACTACAACTGGTGCAGTTGGTGCTATTTCTGTTCCAAATTGGGTTTCTAAAAGTAAGAAAGGTAGACCAGATTTAGGTACTGTTCTTGGATATACTCTTGCAAAACCAGTAAATGAAGCTGCTGAACCTACACAACAAGATCCAAATGCACAACAACCACAACAAGGTGGTGAAAAAGGACAAGAAGATCCAAATGTATATGATGCTAAGTTTGATTTGACAGATTTTGAAAGTAGAGTATCACAATCCACTCTACAAAATAAGGGAAATTTTCAAAACAAAATATTGAGCAAAATTGGAAATAAACAAGTTCAATTAAGAGCATCAAAAGGATATGGTCAACCAGAAAAAGATTATATAGTAAATGTTTCTGGTGTAAGTATTGATTTTTATTATGAAAAATATGTAATAATAATCAAAGGTAGAGAACAAGGTAAACAAAAGGAAAGTGAATACTTTGTCAAACCACCATATCAAATCAAAATTTTAGGTAATGCAGTTGTTACGCCTTCTGCAAAGAAGAAACAACAACAAGCTCCAGCAACACCAGTTGCTCCTGTTGTACCAACAAACACTGCAACAAAAGGAGTATAACATATATGAATAAAAAACTATTAGTAGATTGTATAACATTTGATGTAGATAAATCTGTACTTAAAGAAGCAATGTCCAAAGGTGGACCATTGGTTGTACAAGGTGTTCTACAAAGAGCCGAAGCTAAAAATCAAAATGGTAGAGTTTACGGTAAAGAAATTTTAGAAAGAGAAGCTCAAAAGTATGATGAAAATTTCATCAGAGAAAGAAGAGCTCTTGGCGAATTAGATCATCCAGACAGTAGCGTTGTGAATTTAAAAAATGTTAGTCATAATGTAAAAAGAATGTATTGGAATGGTAATGATTTGATGGGCGAAGTAGAAATTTTAACTACACCAAGTGGTAATATTTTAAAAGAATTACTAAACTGTGGTATTAAGTTAGGTATTAGTTCCAGAGGAATGGGTAGTGTTAAAAAGAATGTACATGAAGGTACCGATGAAGTTCAAGATGATTTTGAATTGATTGCATTTGACTTTGTTAGCAATCCATCAACCAAAGGTGCATTTATGTTTCCATCTGGTGAACAATCTTTACAAGAAGGATTTGTAAAAAATCCATTAACAAACAAATGGGAAAATGTAGAAAATTTAATAAGAGACATTTTAGGAGAAATTAAATAATATTTATATCATATGATTAAATTAACTGAAATAGCAGAAGCTTTAGGTATTACACAACAACCACAATCACCTCCAGTATCACCACAAGTTGTTGGTGAATCTCCTGCAGCAGTAAAGACTCTTAC